GCATCTATGTGTATTGAAGGTGTTACAACTGGACAAGGAGATTACTGTGTGCTTGACAATAGTCCTCCAAGTGTAGTAAAATTCTATGAACCTGGAAAGTCCTGCTATGTTAATGGTACTTTCTATTCCAAATGTGAGGACCGACTGAATGGCTCTATCTGAATCTGTTGAAAATTCTTTAAAAGAAGCGGAAGCATCTTTGCGTAATGCATTAGCATTTGCTGCAAGAGGTGAGCGTCCTTTGGTATGCACTCAGATTGCCAATCTCATCAAAGATATTGAGCATATCCAGTCATTTGATGGGATAATGGATATGTTGTCTGATAGAGAATCTGGAAGCAATGGTAAGTATGGTCCCTTTACTGATTAAGGACTGTAACGCAATCCCAAAGAAATCATTAAGTATCCTAGATATTATATCTTGAAATGCTAACATTGGGTTACATCGCAAAACGCTCATGACTCTTGCAAAATCTGGAAACGAAGTTCTTACCGAAGAAGAGTGGAATGAATTGGTAGCACTCAAAGAAGCGATTACTTACAGTCCTCATACTGTTTCTGCTCACAAGATGGAAAAGTTTGCTGAGTTGATGGTTCGTACTCTTGAGGGTAAGAGTGACAGCAAACAATAAATTATGTTATACTATCATTAACTGATTAACGTTCTATGAATTATACATCCACTAGTCTTTATAGGTATGCTGGTGGTAAAAACAAAATGAAGGATGAAATCATCGAAATTATTGATGAAATACATCCAGATTTAGAGTTTATGATGTCACCATTTATGGGTGGTGGGTGTATAGAACTCTGTCTAGCAGCAAGAGGTGTAAAAGTCCAAGCATACGACTTATTTCAACCTCTTGCTGACTTTTGGGAGATTCTCACTACCGAAGGTGGTAAAAGACTGGGTGAAGAAGCAGTAAAACATTATCCACTTATCGATAGAGAGCATTATAAATCGTTTTTACCACTATTAGAGAGCGATGACAAGTTCACCAGAGCGTGGGCTTTTTATATTTGCATCAAAGGTGCATTTAGTGGTGACTTAGGTCATACATCAGAGTCATCTAGAAAGAATCTAAACATTGCTGGTATTCAAAAACTAATTAAATTTCGCAATCCAAACTTCTCATTCTCTTTCGGTAATTGCTTTGAAACAATACCAAAGCACAAAAATGATTTCCTGTATCTAGATCCACCATACTACAAAACAACATCGTACTATTATGGTATTGATGGTAGCACACATGAAGGATTCAATCACAAAGAACTCTCTGAAATATTGAAAAATCATGATGGTGGATTTGTAATGTCTTATGACAATACAGACTATCTAAAAGAGTTGTATTGTGATTGGACAGAGTTTCGTTATCTTGAGTTTGATTATCAAATGGCTGGTGATGTATCTCGTAGAGGTAAGAAAACCGAGTTGATAATTATTAAAAAACCAAAACACAAGATAGAGAAAAAGACCAATATGCTGGAAAGCATACTATACTCTTAAAATAAATAAGTATTATCCCGATACAAAACCATGGAAAACATCGACAAGCACATTCAGCAAGATGAGGAACTTCTGAATGATCCCACTATTTCCCCACAATCCCGTCGTCATACTGAAGAGGAATTGGAAGCACTGAAAGCATATAAAGAAAACCACCCTGGGGAGTCACATGATCCTACTCCACTTGAGTTGTATTGTGATACCCACCCAGATGCGTCTGAGTGTAGAGTCTACGACGACTGAGTGTGACAGTTGAATAAGTGGCACAGGGGGTCTTCCATGACCCCTTTTTTCATGGCATAATACCTAGGTAATCGAGAGAGACACATGGGCACCCGCTCCCTGATTGGTAAGCAACTCAAAGACGGTAGCATCCTTGGCGTCTACTGTCACTATGATGGTTATCCTGAGTACAACGGTCGCGTGCTGCGTGATAACTTCGACACCGTAGATAAAGTTGCTGCACTAATCGACGGTGGTGATATGTCCTGCACCTGGACTAACGCAGGTTGGAACAACGAAACCCTGCCTGAAACTGGTCCCCTTTACTATACCATGCGTGGTGAATCTCTGGAGAATAATGCACCTAAACTCTACAAGGACTTGAATGAGTTTCTGTGTGCTGCTGACCACAATTACTGCGCAGAATATACTTATCACTTCGTTGATGGTGAGTGGGTTTGCCACGATGTTCGTCCTAATCCTTACCTTCCTCACAATGTTATGCAGGTTGCTATTCCTACTGGTGGACTGACTGATTAGTCCATTCTATGCTATAATTACCAAACGATTTGAGGATCATTTCATGAATCTGTCAGAGTTTATCGAAGAGTTCCGTGAGAGCGAAATCTATGAAACTGATCCACAAGACTGGCGTGGTTATCTAGCAGACGATGACTACTGGTTGCCCGACCCTGAACTTGTTTATTAAGGAGAATTATGCTTGAATTTGATGATATGGAACTGTTCCAACTTTCTTATTGTATGAGTACAATGGGAGACAAAATGATGATGGGTGGAGAAATCCGTCGTCATGCTTCTATTATGAGTAAGATTAAAGAAGAAATGGATCGACGTAAAAATGCTACGGGAGCATACACCCTGGAAGGCGTACAGCGCCAGTTGCAGCAACAAATTGATGAGATGACCAGTTGAACAAGTGGCACAGGGGGCGCTGAAATGCCCCCATATGACCCTATAATAGTCTCATAAGCAACGAACCCCATGACTGCTACCTTCGCTGACTACGCTGCCCAGCAAGACGCTAGGAACACCATCCAACTGAATGTGCGTAAGTGGACTCTGATGCTGTGTGATGCTCTGGTGGACAACTTCAAGTCCCGTAACCATGGCAAAGTCGGTGGTTATGATGCTCCTGTGTATAAGTTCTACCCCGAAGAAGGACGTAAGTATTTCAAGATCATCATGGAGACTAATTACGGTTCCCGTAGTGTTCATGCTTTTGTGGATAAGAAGACTGGTGAGGTTTATAAGTCTGCATCATTCAAAGCACCTGCCAAAGGTGTTCGTTATGACCTGCGAATCATTGAGCAGCGTGAATGGTTGCTGCAACATGCTGACTGGGCAGGTGGTTACCTTTACAAGTGATCTACTTCCTTATCATTACTGCTAGTGTTGTATGGGCAGCACTAGCACTCTTTTCACCCTGGTTCAATCATCTCAACAAGGACAATGAACGTTACTAGAGAACAACTCATCGAAGCACTCTACAATGAGTATGTGTTTTTATGTCATGATGACTTTGAACCTGGGGTTGATATTGATCCCGAAGATTATCTCACCATGTTAAAAGACATGACTTATGATGAGTTAGTTGATGAGACTTGCACCGACGATACTTATCACCTGAGTGAGTATATGGAGGCGTGGGGATGACAAGAACCCATAAACTTGTCTTCATTAGTTCATTTGTTTGGTTTCTACACTGGGGCACATGTCTATTCTCTACATTAGTGGATACGGTTATCCTAAGAGCACCTGTGAGGATGTTACCTCTTGGTTTCTGAATAACTTTTTCCCACGTCACAAGATCACGGTGGATATTGTTCATCGTGGATTGAAACGTGAGAACGTACAGGGATATTGTGATGTGGTTGGTGAGACCTATCGCCCACGTCACTTTCTGATAGAGTTGGACACTCACATGGATAGGGATTTGTATATAAAAACTCTTTTGCACGAACTGACGCACCTGGCACAGTGGGTACGCGGTTCGCTGCGACAGCGATACGGAAAATTGTGTTATTCTAAAGTACCAGTGGATAATTGGGAGTATTGGTATCAACCACATGAGATTGAAGCACGGGAGGAAGAAGAAAGGTTATTTGAGATGTACCTGACGGACAGGTTTGGACGACCAGATGAAGAAGTGTCACAGTGCTTCGGCAACCGACTCTGTGCTGCTGTATGATTACTAGGTAATCAAGGGAACACCCCATGCGTCTCCAAACCTCCGCTACCACCATCGACTTCTATCCCGTGAGCAGCGGCAAGCGTTTTGTCAAGCGCGTTATCTGGCACAAGGGTGAGGAGACTGAGATGACTTCTTTCACCACCCGCGTCAAGTCTGATGCCATTTATGACATCAATCAGTACATCGCCAACGGTGCTCAAGTCCTGGACTTTAACCTGGAAGCATACACTGGTTCTGATTACTCTCCTGTCTATTGCTAGTGTTTTACTTCTTCGCTCTCATCGTAGTCCTCGTTCACAACTTTTTTTCATGACTAACTTCACTGGTGTTTTCCTGACCGTTGAGAATCACGGTTGTGTTTATACTATCTGCACGGAGGGTGAGCTCTATTATGCTCCAATTCTTGCTAGTGGTAATGTGAATATGAATGAGTTTCATTGGGTTGATTTTGATGTTGCAGAAACGGATTATGATGAACTGGATGAGATTCAGTCTGCACTGATTGATATGATGCAACGCGCTGGATTGTATTTCCAGCAACCCGTGGCAGTTTAAGAAGTGTCACAGCACCCCTTCCTGGGGTGCTCTGATGCCCTATACTAAGTTCATCGACAGCAAACGACCGATGACCATCACCGAACGCAATCAGAAACTCTACGACCTGCGGGTTAAGATGGACAAACTCAATGCAGAGTTAGCATGGGTCAAGCAAGAGATTTGGTTGACTAATGAAGAGTATGACCGTCAGAATCGCCCTGACCTCTTCACTGAAATGTTTGGAGAATGATGACTCAAGAGGATAGAGAGTTTGTTGACTTTCTTTTCAGCAAACTGGTCAAGCATGTTGATACTGATATGCTTGACCTTCACGACTCTGATAGTTGTGACGACCACCTGATGTTTGCCCAACTCGAACTTTTCTGATGCAAAACACTCACATCGAACACCCCGAAGATTCCATCCTGACTGGTGACCTTTCAGCACTGAATTGGTTCGTCACTGATGGTAGGTTGAGTTTGAAGATTGACGGTGCTCCTGCTATTGTATGGGGACGCAATCCTGCGACTGGTAATTTCTTTGTTGGTACGAAGAGTGTATTCAACAAGGTAAAGATTAAAATCAATGAATCCCACCAGGACATTGATGATAATCATACTGGTGAAGTAGCAGAGATTCTGCATCTTTGCTTTGACTATTTGCCACGCTCTCCGTGGATTTTGCAGGGTGACTTTATCGGTGTTGGTGGTAGCGATGAGTACCAACCTAACACCATTACCTATGTCTTCCCCAGTGTGATTCGGGAGACTATCATTGTTGCTCCTCACACATATTATGATGCTGAGGATGATTTGCGTAATGCAGTTGGTCGCCCGTTGGATTTCAGTCTGACTGACACTCATCATTGTAAGTTTATCAAACCACAGTCCTGGATTGCATCAGGTGCTGACCGATTTGAGGATGTGGTTAATGTTGTGATGTTTGCCAAGCAGATGGCAACAACGTGTGAGTTTGTTGATGATAAACAAGCGCGTGAAATGAAGAAGGTTTTCAACAGTTTCATCAAAACTGGTGCTGACCTGGACGAGGAGGCACTGACGCTCGCTTGCGGATGCGACCGCAACCTAATTCGATTGTGGAAACTTGTCAAGGCTATTAAGGACGACTGTTTGAAAGTTTGTCGCAACAATGGACCTGATGCATATGTAGGATTCGACCGAATTGATGCTGAGGGTTATGTTTATTCTAATGAGTTTGGAATGTTCAAAATAGTTCGTCGGGAGGCGTTCAGTCGCGCCAACTTCAACAGCGGACGGTTTCAGACCAAATGAAGAAGTGTCACAGCATCCCTCTCTGGGGTGCTCTGATGCCCTATAATAACTTCAGTTCAAACGAAACGACATGACCGACTTCTTTGAGATTGCAGACGCTCCTGGTGAGATCTTTGACATTCCTGAGATGCAGGAACTTGATGATGAGAACAAGTTTGATGTGAATGAGTATCTGAACGCTAACTACGACTACTGATGTCTTTCGTTTCTTTTCCTACTGACCCCAACATCATGAACGACTCCGAACTTCTCCAACTGAAAGAGAACTACGCTAACATGATTCTTGACGGTATGGATATGGATAGTCTGTGTCAGTTTGCCTTTGATATGTTAATGAACAACCTGAAAGACCTTAATGAGGAAGATATGAAACAGGAAGTGACCTCTATCTATGATGAGGAAATGCTTGAATCTTTGATGCCTGTTGAATGATGGAGATGGTACAACTTTCACAGAAGGAGATCAGGATTCTCCTGGAACTCTTAGAGTCGCAAGACTTATCCAAGGTACAACAAAATGTGTTTGATTTAGTTGT